ACTTCCCGATCGCGGTGGCAAGCGGCGTCCAGGTGTGCTGTGCGGTCACCGTCTGTTCGCACATCGTGACCATCAACACCAGCACCGAAAACAGTACCGCCAGTTGTCCGATCATGTGTCACCCTTTCCCGAGATACATCCCCAGCACCGTGCCGCACGCCGCGCCGAAGGCATACAACGCCCCGGCACCCGTGAACTGTTCCCGCTTCGCGCTACTGTTCGCCCACCACACCAAACTAATCAGCCCACCCACGAAGAACGCGCCGACGTAGTACCCGCCCGCCACTTGGCGGGTGTTCATGCTGACGAGCGTGACCAGGACGAAGCCACGGAGGAACGTCCTTAGGAATCTCACCGCCGCTTCCCCGTCACGTACTCGTACCCGTTGATATTGAAGAGGACCGCGCTCGCGTGGTCTTCATCCGTGTCGCCGCGATACCACTGCAGGAAGTGCCGAAACGCGCTCTCGCGGAACCGATCCCGCTCCGCGTCCCCTTCAGCCTTCATCCAGTTGCGCTTGTCGTACTTGACCGCGCCCTTCGTGAGATGCACCGCCCACCGCTCGAACATGGGGCCGTCCAGCACGAGGGAGTAGTCCGTCTTCCCCTCGGTCACGTCGCGGACCATGCCGCTGTCGAACTGGTGGCGCTGTCCTGAATCCTTCACTGTAAAATCGCTCAATCCCGCTCCCCGTCCTCGTAGTCAGACAACCACGCGCCAAACCGAATCAGGCGCTCCGAGACTTCTGTCAGCGCAATCCCCAGCAGCAACACCGGGACAACCACGCAGTGCCGCGCATACCGATCAATCGTGCTGACGATCCGCAACTTCATCGCAACTCCAAACACGATCCCGCCGTCGCCTTGTAGCGCGTCAAATACTCATCCACCGGGAGAATCACCCCGTCGCACGGATCGGCAATTACGCCGTAACTCACCGCCACGAGATGCCCGTCGAAATGATGCAGGTGCGGCTTGATCCAGTTGATGACCAGGAGTCCTTCGTCCTCGTCTTCATAGGCGCGTTTTAGGAGAAAGGACACGCCGAGCGCCTTTCCAATGGCCTGAACTGCCCCGATCTGGATGCCGTTGCGCCCGCGCGTCTTCCGGTCCACCTTCGCCGCCGCGATGTACACGTCCTCGTAGGACTGCTCGAGCAAGGTGGCGAGCGCCGACAGTCCGCAGTCCCCGTTGGCCCGCTGCATCACGAGCTTCACGCGACCTTCGCTTCCACGTCGAACCAGCGCATCCGGATCGAGTTGATGTCCGTCACGCCATCGTTCTGCGTCAACGTGATGTAGCCCCGGCGCTGCGGGCGCCCGCCGATCTTCGCCGCGAGCTGGTAGCCGTGCGTTTCGCAGAGACAGCCGGTTTCCAGCAGGAGTTTGTTCGCCTCGAACGGAAACATCCCCAACTGGTGCGTGTGCGCCTGCGCCAGCACGCGCCACGGCTTCAGGTGGAGCGTCTCGGCCTGATCCACGAACCACTCGTTAATCTTCCGCAGGGCCGCGCCGGGGGTCACGCTGAACTTCTCCGCGTGGGCCACGATGAGATCGTTGACCTGGGCGAACCAACTCACGGAATGCGTGGCGTCCACCTTGTGCGAGGCGATCTCCACGTTGGGGAACCGCTTCGCCGCCGCCTTGATCGCGGACAGGTTGCCCCCCGCGAGGTAGGTGATCACCTTCACCATCTCTTCCGACACGCGCTCGCGTAACTGCTTCTCGAATCGCTGCTGATCGTGGTTGCCGGAGACGATCAGCACGCGGGGGAACCGCTCCGACATCTGCTCCAGCAGCAGCGTGACCGCGGCCATCTCCTCCTCGAACGTCACGTTCTCGTACTTCGTGAAACGAGAAATCGAGTAGAAGTCCTGCAAGTCCCCGTTGACGATCAGCAGATCCGCGTCCCGCTCCGCCTCGAACATCGCCGCCACGCACGCCTTGGCGTGGAAGGGGGCGTGGAAGTCAGACGCAATCACGATCTTCTGCCGGCCGACACTGACGGGTCTGCGGCTGGGGCCGCTATAGCGTTCCTTGGCTTGGCCGATGAACGACTGCCACTCGCGCCACTGCGACTCGTAGCCGCGGGGGAGCGTGACGTGATCGGGATCGTCGGCGGTCCATCCCGGCGTCTTGTTGCACTGGTAACAGGTGTCGGCGCCCTTGGTGCGGATCGGGTTGGTGTTGCACTTGGGGCACGTGGGCTCGTGGCCCTTGCGGTAGGTGTTCCCCACTCAGCGCCGTTCCTTCCAGCGGTCCTCTTCCGACTGTCTGACGGATTGGATCTCTTCGCTGTCCATCAGCGCGATCCGCTGTGACCGCAGGAAGTCCTTATCGGTCTGCGTCAGGGCGTAGGGCTTCAACGGATCGGGGGTTGACACCCCGTGGATCGGGCAGTCGCCACGAATGATGCCCGGTGAACAGCGGCAGCGTGCAGTGTCCATGTCAGTAATCCCCGTAGTGGATGCCTTCGCCGATCACGTCTTCCCCGTCGCGCCAGACGCAGCGGCCGGTGTATAATTTCCACTGGCGATTCGATGTGGAGCTTGCGACGGCAAGCGAAGCGAACCCACGCGACGGCGTAGGTAGTCCGACGATTGACCACGTAAAATCCGCGTTAGTGGTCAGCCCCCGCGTGGATAACGCGGAGTGTCCCGCGCCTATATGGCGCGGGGAGGGTGCGGACAACGGCGGATCGCCTCTTTTAACCACGCCTCCCCTTCCGCCGAAACATCTTCTTCAGCCATCCGGGGACGACCTCCGCGAGAGCGTGGCCCACAATGTTCACAACATCGCTGTACGGGTTGAACTTGTCGATGTCCGCGTAGAACCGCCCCGTGGTCTTGTCGATGACGATCTGGAGACTGCCCTGCCCGAGTTCGCCGGGATGCGCCCGGAACTCCGTGAGGTGCTGGCCGACGTCCTTGTGCAACTGGTAGAGCAACCCCGAGGCGAAGCGCGTATCCGCCCGCAGCGCGTTAATCGCGGTCACGCGGAACCGGCCGGTGACGGCGTACTCATGGCTGGACGGATCGGCGTCGAGCAGGTACGGCGTCAAGCCCGCCTTCTCCAGTTGTGCGCGGATCTCATCGGCGCGGCTCATGGGCTATTCGTCCAGCTTGAACAACTTCCGCCAGCGTTCTAAGTCAGCGATGTAAAAGGCCCACATCTGCTGCTTCTGCTCTGGCGACTGGCCGCGCATCGCTTCTAGTGCGACCTCTAGGAGTAGTTCGATCAGGCGCACGAACGGAATCATGCTTTCCTCAGAGGTAGATCGGTTTTCCCGGCCATTACGCTTGGCGTCGGCACGGCGGGATCGGCCACTATCTGTTCGACCTGCTTCTCCGTGATTACGCCGTTCGTCGCCAGCGCGGTCAGGAGCTTCTGGCGCCCGACGTACTTCGAGTACACCGACCAGCCGACCACGCCGACGATCGGCACGAGGTAGGCGACGATCTGCGCGATCTGATCTTCCGAGAGCGTGACCTGGGCATTGGCGGCGAGGTAGCCCGCCACCCACACGACCACGGCCCGCACCAGCACACCGACCATCTGCGACACAAAGGGGGGAATCACGTTCGTTGCTCCTGTCTGTTACTTGCGCTTACCAGCGACGAGATCGACGCGGCCCGTGCCGAGATACGGGATGGTGACGGTGCCGTGTAGGTCCGTGATGGATGCCGCGACTGGAATCCGCAACTTTTCCACCGACTCGGCCAGCCGCAGGATCGACCACTCGATGGCTTCTAGCCGTGCGCTGTAGTCCACAGGCGGCACGGGCGGAAGCGGCGGCGCGTCCGGATCTCTCTGTGGTGGCGGCAGCGGGATTGTGGCCGCCGCCAGATGGTCAATCGGCTGCACCGGCACGAAGAACTGCTCGACATCGTGCGCCTCGCTCATCACGGGCTGGCGGTTCGGTTCTCGCGTGCCCCCGTTGAACAGATCCCAGATGTAGAGCGGCTGGCGCTGGCCGAGCAAGAGCGCGCCGAGCGGCAGTTCAGCGATTGCGTCCTTGGCGTTGGCGACGTTCACGCCGTGATTTGACTTCCAGCCCCACGTCGGACCTTTCCGCGCGCGAACGGTTTCGCAAATCTTCTGCTGCAAGGCGCGACGGTCATCGTCGCTGCCTTTGGCGAGCGTCAGGTTCGCGGCATGGAGCGCCACGACGATCGCGTGGACATCATCGGGGAGGCGTTTGGATTCCATAGCAACGGGCTCCGGTTCAGGAGTAGGCGCGGGTGGCGGTGGTGGGGTGACAATCGGCGGCGTCTGGGTTGACAATGGAGTCAAAGCCATAATCTCGCTGAGGGTTGTCTGCACCAGCAGCACGCCCTCGGGCTTCTTCAGGGCAATCGCCACGCGCTCGCCCTCCACCGTGGCCCGGATGAACGTGCAGTGCCCCGCCTCGAGCAGCCGCACCGCGGCCCCATCCCAGACCACCGCGCCCGACTCTTGGCCTTGCCCCAGCAACAGCCAGCCCAGATCGGTGTATTCGTAGAGGTTCACGCCGGGAGCGACTTCCGTGCGGTACGTCTGGTCGCCCGTGACCAACTTGCCTTCTGGTGTGCCGTCGTTGTCCACGTAGCGCCAGCCCTGCGACCCGACCGAGCCGTCGCTGAGGTGCAGGAACCCGAGGCGGTCGTAGATGACGGGCGAGGTGCCCGCGCACACCGCGTCGATCTTCCGCCAGCCCGTGCCTTCCGCCCACTCCCACGCCCCACCGGCATCGGCTTGGCCGGCGAACCGGAAGCCGCCGATCTCAGTGCAGCGCACGAAGCGCGGGCCGAACGGTTCGCCTGGGGGGAGCGTGATCCCGCCGCGGTGCGTCTCCACACGGCTGTGCGGGTAGAGCACGGCGTAGGAGCCGGACGGCAGGATCTCGCCGTACCACGCGCCGGGACAGAAGGCGCGGATCATGCGATAATCCCCGCATGGAACGCATTCTCTACGGCGCGGCGGCAATGGCTGGCGACGAGGACGCGGCGAGGCGTTACTGCGGCTCGTACATTCTCGTTCATGACGAGGCCGACAAACTGTTCCGCTGCGACGGCGAGCCTCCGCGGGGCTACCACCGCATCGTTGGCGGGACCGATGCGGATGGCTTTCTCAGGCCAGAGTACTGGTCGCTGCCGCGCGTGCCTCGCTAGAACTGCCATACGCCCGTCCTCATCTGCGCGGCCAGTTCCACGGCGCGGTTCCCGACCTGCTGCGCCCACAGCGAATCCAACATCCGCTTCGACGCTTCTCCGTATTGCCCGCGCTCGATACACGCCAGCGTGTGCTTGAAGCCCGCCAGCTTCGTCGCGCCGAGGTTGAAGCCCATGTTGACCAGCACGGCCTGCCGCACCGGATCGAGCCTTTCAAACCACGGGTAGCGCGTGACGAGATCCTGAATGGCGTTGGTGATGTCACCGGACAGCAGATACGCCGCTTCGTGTTCGCGGATGCCCACGTCATCCAGGTTGCGGCCGTACCCCACCGTGCGCTTGCCTACGGTGTCTAGGTACGGGAATCTGCGATAGCCCTCGTGCCGCTTCAACTGCTCGCGGAGCGCGTTGCGGTCTTCGAGGGCGCTCACCGGAGTCCCTTGAGGAATCGCAGTTCGTCGTCGTGGTCCCCCAGCTTGCCGTCGTGTTCGTTCAGCCGATCGTCGTGACGGTCGATCCGCGTGGACATCTTCCCCACGTAGATGCCCGCGTGCCAGATGGCCGTGGCGATAGCGGCAGCCCCGGCAATGACCGCGAGCGTGACCTGTGGATCAATGTTCATTTACTCGTCCTGACCGCCAAGGGCCGCAATGAGGGCTGCTTTCAGCGCGTTGTTGAAAGGCATCCCAGACGCCCGATCCGCGGCGATGCCAAGACCCGAGGACACAGACGGGATGAAGTCGCCCAATAGCGACCGCAGGCTACCGACACCAGGCACGTTACGCTGGGTGGCGTCTTCCAGCGCCCGCGACAGGCCGATCAGTTCGCGCGTGTTGGCGTTCTGCTTGTCCACGCCGGGAACGCGCGCTTCGATGCCCTTCTGCAACCCTGCGGCTTGCGCCTGATCGGCTGCGGCTGATAGGTCGTTGATGGGGTGTCCGAGGTCTTCGGCGCGATAGGCGCGAGTCGCTAAGTCCTGCGCCTTCTCCTTGAGCCCCTGCGCCTTGGTGAGCGGAATCCCGTTGGGGTTCTGCTGGGCAAACGCCTTGAGGCGACCAACGACCGGAGGGCGCGGATCGGGGCGACCGAGTTGGACTTCCTGGAGTCCTTCTCGCATCACATCCTTCAGCGATCCTGCGACTTCCTTTGTTGGAATCGGTGACGCGCCGGCGGCTTCCGCGTCCGCGACCATCTGCCGCGCTTTCGTAGCCGATGCGCCCCGTTGCGCTGTCACCTTATCGAGGCCGCCTTCGGAGACAATTGCGCCACGCTTCAGGCCAGTCTCCGCGACATCGCCAAACTCGCGCTGGAGTCCCTTTGATGGACGGAGCGCGGTCTTGTAGACCAACTTTCCGCCCGCCTTCAGTATTCGACCGATCCCTTGCCCGACGCCCTCTCCCGTCGCGCCGAGTGCGCCTTCGGTCGCCATCGTCTTAGCAACGCCACTGGCCGATGTGGGGCCGTTCGTCCCGCCGCGTGCCGCATTGACGATGGAACCGATCCCCGCGCCTCCCGCTGCGCCAAGTCCTGCCGCCGCCATGCTGGCCGGGATGGATGCGCCACCTGTGAGCGGAGCCGCCGCCATCCCGCCAAGGATCGCCAGCGACTGCACGGGGTTATTGATTGCCGCCTTACCAGCGCCCACGACGGCATCACCCAGCATCTTGTAGCCGGCGAACCGCCCGAGGCTTCCCTCTGGCTTCGCTTGGGTTTCCGCGGCTGGCGGCTTGTAGCTCTTAATGACGAGCGCGATGTTGTCTTCCGGTTCCCCGGCTTCCACCATCCGCTGCACGATGGACTGCAGTTGCTGATCGGCCATTAGCCGCCGCCGTACTTCTTCAACAGTTCCGCCGCCTTCGCCGCCGCATCACTGCCGCCGCCCTGAGCGGTGCCGCGATACGCCGCGCCCGCGCCCTGCTTGAGCTGCTCGTAGACGATGCGCCTGTTCTCGGCCTTCTGCTGGCGCGTCTCAGGCGCGTCCCCGGGAACGGGCAAGTACTGCTTCTTCGCTTCCGCAAACTCCTGCGGCGAGATGACGGCGCCCGACTCTTTCCGCAACACGGCGGTGATGAAGTTGCGAGCCGCCTGCTGATACGACTGGATCTCCGGCGATTGCAGTTTCGGATGGTCCGCTCGTGTCTGCGTCTCAAAGCTGACGATGTTCATGCCGGCGATGCCGCCCTCCAACTTCTTGAGGATGGGATCGGCTTGTTCGATCCGCTTCGCGTACATCGCGGCGTTGGTCTGATCCTGCGTGGCGGGTTGTTCGCGCTTGGGGGCACTCACGCCATCGGGGAGCGCGACAGACTCGATCTGTCCCGTGTCCACGTTCATGCGGATCTTGACCGGCTTCCCGTTCGCGTCAGTGCCGTCGCTGATGGAATAGCGAGCATGGGTCTGCGATGGCGCGGACGGCGCCCTGTAGCCCTGCACGCCCTGCTGCATCTCCTCTTCGGTCACGAGTTTGTGCATCGGTTGCCCGTTCGGCCCCGGCACCGTCACGGCGTGCATCTTGGGCTTGGGCGGCGCCTCCAACGCATTGGCTTGCGCGTCCATGTAGCGGATCTTGGTGGCTCGTTCGGGTGCGGCGGACTCGTACCGCTGATCCTCAACGCCTGTTCGCTGCTTCGTAAAGTTGAACTGCGCGTCGTCCTGATCCATCCGGCGCACGTCGTTCGTGTTCCGCATGTTGGCTTGCCGCCCCTGCTCTGAGAGCATGGCTTCGCGGTTCGCCAGTTCGCGCATGGTCGCTGCTTCCCGGAACTTCCGTTGCAGAATCTCCTGCAACATGTCCGCGCCGAGTCCTGCTCCGAAGCCGGAGGCCATTAGCGGTTGCTCCAGTCGCCGTAGGCGTCCTCATCCACGATGTGCTTCTTCGGCAGCGTCATCGGAGGCACCACCTGTCCCGGCACGTTCGAGGGCATCCCCGGCTGTGGGGGAGCCATATACGGCAGGCTCGCCTTGTCGCCCGGAAGGTTCGATCCCACCGCGCCCGCGATCTGGCCGATGTTCGCCAGCGTGGACAGCCATCCGCCCTTGTCGATCTGCTGTGGGGTAGACATCTGCGGAGCCGCGAGCAACTGCCCGCCCGCGAAGTTCGGCACCGCCATCTGCGCCTTGTCCGCCTGCCCGTGCATGTTCCGCATTGCCGCAATGGCGTCCGGATTCGCCTTGAGCGCAGCCAGCAACCCACCGCTGGCTTTCCCGCCGCTGATGCTGGTGGTATCGATGTTGCCGCTCAGGAGTGCGCTAATGAGCGCCTGCTTCCCAGTGGTGCCGCGGTTCTCGTTCTCGAAGCTCTTGGTCTTCAGATCGAGTTCGCGGGCCTGATTCTGGGCGCCCTGCTGCGCCTGATACAGATCGATCGCGGTGCGGTCGCGGCCCTGGTTGGCGACTTCCTGCGCCTGACGACCGGACGCCGCGCCCTGCTGCTGCTTGCCGAGCGTGGAGCCGACATCGCCCGCCATGTCCATGATGGAGCCCGCGATCCCGCCCGTGCCGATGTTCAGCGCGGCTTTACCGATCTTCCCGAGAACCGACATGAGTCCCATGACTAAAGACCCCCAAGCAGGCTGAGAATGGTCTGCGTGTCCAACCCAGCGCCGAACTGTGCGCCTTGCTGGTTGAGCGCGGCGTTGTTGTATTGGTTGCCGAGCAGAATGCTGAGCAGTTGGTTGTTTAATCCGCCTTCCCCAATGCGGCTCTGCACCCCGAGGCTGTTGCCCGCGATATTGGCTTGCGAGGCGATCCCCTCACGGCTGATCGTCGCGTCCAGTTCTGCAAGCTCCTTTTGGAGCTTCCGCGCCTCTTCCGCGCTGAGGTGCTGGCCCGCAATCGCGGCGGCTTGCAGCAACTGCTGCTTACGCTGCTTCGCCTCGTCGCCCACCAACTTCGCGTTGAAGCCGCCCTGCCGCTCGCCCTGCCGCTCGAGCAAGTCGGAGATGCCGACATCGAACGCGCCGGAGTTCACGCCCGTGCCACCCTGCATGGCCGCCCGTTCCGCCATCTGGGCGCGGTTGGCTTCCGTGGCGCGTGTCTCGCCGACGTTGTAGGCATCGCTCTGCGCCTTCAGCGTGGGATCGTTCAGCGTTGGCGTGACGTTGCCCTGATTCAGCGTGTTCACGAGCGACTGCTTGAAGGCATCCGCAATCGTGGTGGGTTGTCCCGGCGTCGTGGCCGTTGTGCCCGCCGCAGGCGTACCAGCCGCGGGTGTGGTGGTTGCCGCAGGAGTCGCCGCCGCGCCCGTCGCCGCGGGCGTGCCGACACGATCGGGGGGGAGCCAGCCCTGCCCGTCAGCGGTCGGCACCCAGCCCTCTCCCGGCTTTGGAGAACTGGGCTGTGGCGAGGTCGGCTGCGCGGCGTTGACGGCCGGCAACTCCGCTTGCACGGGGCCGGTGGGCGACGGCGACGCTTGCGGTGTCTCGGCGTACTTCCCCTGCTTGTATCGCTGCTGCCAGGCGTCCTGATCGCCCGACGACATCTGGTTGAACTCGGCCATTAGACCTGCCCTCCCCGAAGTTCCTCGATGAGTTTTTGCAGGCGCGAGCCGTCAGATAGCCCGCCGATGTTCTGGAGCGCAGACTGGATGTTGGCCTGCGCGTCTCCCTGCAACATCGGGCTGATGGTGGATCCCGCGAACGACGGCCGGCCGGCGTTGATGCCGCCCTGCGGAGCCGCCGCTGGTTCACCGGGGCCGCTGCCGTCCGATCCCGCGCCCCACCGGAAGCCCTGCGGGTTACCGGAGTTGAACCCGCCGATGGCGTCCACTTCGGTCACGCCCTGCCACGCATCGCCCAACTGCGATTTGTCGCCCCCGAAGCGCAACTTGTCCTTGTCAGCGGACCAGCCCTGCCAGTGCGCGGCGTTCGGCCCGCCTTGCAGTTCCTTGAGCATGTCGCCCAACTGGTCGTAGCCGTATTTCCCCTGGTTGGCGAGCTGGAGGAAGTCATACTTAGGGGACTTCTTCGCGTGATCGACGTTCGCCAGTTTCCCGGCATCGCCTTCCATGAGGCGCGTGGCGTTGCGCTGAAACGGCGCGGGGGCCGCCGTGACGGCTCCCGGCTGATCCATCCACGACATGTCCTGGCCAGCCGCCGCGCCAAGGGCTTTGTGTTCCGCTGGCGTGCTCCCGACATTCAGGGGGGGCGCACTCACCGCGCCACCGATCCCGGTGTTCGGGTTTGCGGGGGATCCCGGCATCCCGAGCGGATCATCGCCACCGAGGGCGCCGACGAGGGCTTTCTTGCGCGGCTGTTCGAGGTCGTCGTTATACATAGCTGTCCTTTTACGTGTCGGTCGCCAGTGTCTTCACGGTGCCGTCACCGAACTTGACCTTGAGATCGCCATCCGCCGTGTCCACGTAGATCTTGGCGAGGCCCAACGTGGTACTCGGCGCGGAGACACCATCGGTGAGGTGTAGACCATCCGTAATCGCAGCGGCGGTATACACGGTCGCCGCAGGGCGCGTGGCGCTCCCGAGGCTGATGGCCGCGGATCCGGTGCCGCCATCCATCAACGTCGGCACGCTCGAGATCAGGCCGAGCCGTAACGTCGGGGTTGCCGCATCGTGCGAGAGATGCCACACGCGCAACTCATTGGTGCCGCCATTGAACGGAGACGCGGCGGGACGCGACTCCACCCAGAACCCCGTGGTCCCAGCGAGTAGGAGGCCGTGGCGGATCGGTTCGCCCGCCTGGAACGTCGCCCCGTTGACGGTGGCAAGGATCCCAATGCCGCATTCCCCGCCCGTGCCGTCGAGCGCCACGACATCGCCGCCGAACACGCCGTCTCCGTCCGCCGTAATGCCGCCCTCTGCACCCGTCGCGGTGTCGGCCGTGACCGTGAGCGAGTTCGCGGTGATGTCCCGGTGCGTGCCGTTTTCCTTGTGTTCGATCTGGAATCCGGCCGTGATCGCGGCCACGGTGCGTCGAAACGCACTCTCGATCCCGGCCTGTGTCAGCCCGTCGCGGAGGAACTTGCCGATGCCGACGTTCACGACTTCGGCTCCTGTTCCGTGACGTTCGCCAGCACGGCATCCACCGTCCACTGGTTACTCGCCGCCGCGCTATCGCCAATGCGGAGACTGAACGTGCCCACGCCGGCAGTCTGCAAGCCTTCCAGCCGCTTCTGCGTGCGTGTCTCGCTGCCCGCAGCGGTGAGCAGTGCCGTGCCGGTCGCGGAGCCATCCAGCCCGAAGTCAGATCGCGCCGTGACCGTAAGGGTCACGCCCGAGGCGACTTGGCCGATCAGCACGCCATCGCGGAGGCTGTGATTCGCGCCAATGCGGCCGTATTCCTTCGTATCCACGTAGGCTTGAAAGGTCGATCCCGCGTCATCGGTGGCGGTGCTGTCGCACTTCCAGATGACGTTGTTGTTGTCTACCTGCCCGATGTAGGGCTTAAGATCGCGGCTCATCGTCGCGCCGACCGTGTTGCTGAACATCGCCGAGCAGCGGGCCACGGTGGACGCGCCGGTATGCTTCGCCCAGCCTTTCCGCACGGCATCCGCCGCCGTGGTCTGTCCGAGCTTCGTATCGAACGCGACTTTCATGTTCGCGTTGCCGCTGCCGCTCGTCGCGATCCACCACCACACTTGGTGCTTGTCGGAGTGATAGATTCCATGCACAACCACGCCGGTCGCCGCGAGGTTGACCAGCGCGAGGAGGTCTTCGATGTCCTGCCCGAGATACTGCAGCCCGTTCGGCCCGATGCGATACGGCCCCTTGTGGCTCCAGAAGTAGAGACAGGGGGCGCCGTTCTCGTCTTCCGCCTGCACGATGCTCTTGTCGCGGATACAGCCAATGCCGCCCGTGTCCAGCGAGAAGCGGCGATAGGGCGCGACCGACTGACCCGTGGGTTCCAGAATCCAGATCCGCCGATAACTGAAGACGTAGACGGTGGAGCCGAGCAACCCGAGCCCAGTCACCGCCGCTTCCACGTCCAGGTACGCCGAGCCGAGCGCGGCACTCGTGCTGATGACCACGCGCTCCGCGTCTCCGATGTCGTTGGAGCCGAGGACTGGCGTCCACCAGATGCGCGTATTCTTCGGCGTCACGTAGCCGCCGCTCGTCTCAAACGATCCCGCCATCACGAGGCGGTTGTCGTTGGCGACGATGTACCGGGGCGAAGGCGGCGGCAGATTGATATTCGCGGACGCGCTTAGGTTCGTCGTGCTGATCGTGGAGGCCGTGTCGCTATAGGTCGTGGTCGCTGCGACGATTTGACCAGCGCGATACCAGGGACCAGTAGCAGCATCAGCATATTCGGCCTCCCAATGCGTCTCGTCTTCTCCCGGCAGTGACGGCCGCGTGACCGTGACCCCGGCGTCATCGGTGATCGTGATCGAGACAGAGGTTGAGGCTTCCGATCGCCGCCGCGTATCCGAGCCGCTGATGTCCACCACGCGGATCCGGTAGTAGCGCGTAAACGTGAGGCCCGATCCGCCCTGTGTCGCCACGGTGGGCGGTGACGGCGTAGCGAGGCCTACCCGCCGCACTTTCGACAGCGACGGATCCCAAACGTGCAGCCGGTTCTGCGCGGAGTCGTACGCGAGAAAGAACATCCCGCCGAGAGACGCCCCCGTCGCGGTCTGCGCGGCGGCGGCATCCGCCAAGTTATCCACCATCGTCGGCGCGACGAACTGTGTGCTGGCCGCGAGGCGGCCCACTACGGGTGTGGCCGCGCCATCAAAGGCCCACAACTCCGCGGCGGTTTCGTCGCTTCCAGGCACATGCCGCAGGATTGAACTCACCGCACCGGTAAACGGCCCCCCGCTCGAGAACGTCGTGGACAGCGCGGTGGCCCCCTGCCGCTTGTTGGCGACGGTCCCCTCCCACCAGTCCACGTTCAACGCTTCCGCGCACTGATCCTCGGGCAGCATCTCGGGCGGATCGCTCCCGTTGCGCCCGCCGCGCAGATTGGCGATCACGAGGGGATAGCTCTTGCCCATTAGTTGTTGGCGAGCAGGTATTCAGGAATCGCGGTGTTCACGTCGTCCTTGTTTCCGGCCGATGCCGCGTTGCGGATCGTGACGAGATCCTTGCCGGCGAGCGTGGTCAGGTCTTTGCCGGAGTTCGCCGCCCGCAACGCGGCGAGGTGCGCGACATAGACCGTGGTGACGTCTTCAAAGGCTTTCGGGTTGCCGCCCACAGGTGGTGTCGCTCCTTGCTGGTTAGCGATCAACAGAATCATCGACCGACTCCAAGCAGCGACTTGAAGCCGCCGATGCCCGCCGCGCCACCGCCGCCCGCTTCCTTGAAGGTGGCGACCGCGATGGATTTATACGTGCCGAGATCGTTGACGGCGGCGACCGTCTGCCCACTCGCGGCCACCGTGATGTTGTATTGGCCGAACACTTCGTGCGCCGTGCCGCTCACCGCATTCGCGTGCGTGGAGTAGCCGTTGCCAGTGTCAGCGGTCCACACGCCACCGTTGCCGTTGTCCTGCGCGAACGCGACGACAACCTCGTTGGTCTGCGCGGGCGTGAACGAATTACTCGTGACCGTGGTGTTGGCGTCCGCGGAGTTCGAGGCCGTGGTATCGAGCGAGCTGGCCGTGGCGACCCCAGAGAACTGCATCACCACGATGCCGGGATACGCCGCCGATCCGGTCGTAGCCGTGAACGTGGCGGTCGCGTTCGCGCTCGCGTTCTGCTTGTACCAAATCTCAACCTCTTGGGCGGCCGCCGCATTCGTGCCAGACACCCCGGCGTAGGTGAAGCTGTTCGATCCGCCGTCGGTGACGCTCGTGAGGGAGACGCCAGAGTTGTGTTTGACCCCCGCCACCAACAACGCGCCCGCCGCGACGTTCATCGTGCCGGAGTCCGTGTCCACGGTCGTCACGCTGCTACCAGTGATGTCCTCGCCGTTGGTGGCCGAGACAAAGGCAATCGCCATTACGCCGTCTCCAACATGATCTGCGCGAAGGTGGAACGGTCGGACGTCTTGACCGCGACGTAAATCGGCGCGTCCCCAAACGTGTCGGTCAGCGTCTCGTAGATCGACGCGCAGGCGTAATCAATCCCCGCGATGCTCTGCCACAACGACCCCGCGCCGAGGCCGTTGACGTGCATGTCCGACGTGCTCACGTACACCTGCCACGTCTTGCCGTCGAACCAATCGTGGTTCTTCTCCCAGGTGATGTAGAGCTTTTGCAGGGCGGGATCGTAGTAGCCGCCCATGTTTGCCACGGCGACCACGTCGTCACTCGTGGCCGACACCCACTTGAGATCGTCCACGTATTCCACGACCGGCTCGGTCGCGTTGTTCTGTCCAATCGTGGCGATGTAGAACCGTGTGACGCGATCCCAATAGGTCGCGCCCGTGTCGGCATACCACTCGTCGTGACCGCCGCCCTGCATCACCCAGCGTTCGTCAAAGCCGGTCCACGCGCCGAGGGTGTCGGTATTGCCTTGGCCCGAGTAGTTGCCGGGGGAGAAGCGCACCGCGGAGCTGATCGTGCGAATGGCGCCGGATGTCTGGCCTGTTAGGGTGTCGCCCGCGGACGGGATGGTGTTATACGACGTCCACAACCCCCAGACATGGTTGAGGCCATCTGGCGCCCACGGCGTTTGTTCCCAGGTGTATTTCAGCGTCGCGCCAGAGGGGGAACAGGTGATCGTTTCGTAGGGCGTGAACGCGACGCCGTTCGTCGTCGCCACATCACAGATCGCGGCCGGTGTCGCCCACGCTTGGCGCTGTCCCCCGGCCCTGAAGAACTTGCACTTCATCCACCGGTCATTGGTTCTCGGAAGGAGCACGGTCAGATACCCGTGCCAGCCATGCCCTTCTTGATTCCCCAACCCCTTCTGCGACGGGGCCATCATGTAGGTGCCGATCTGCACGCTACCGTGATCCGAATGCCGCCCGCCCGACGTGATCGGCGCGTTGTTCCGCGCATCGCCCCACACGTAAAACTCGAGGGATCGATAGACGCCCGTGGTATAGGCGCCCCCCTGTGTGACCTCGTAGGCGTATTTGGACCCATTGTTCCCACCCGTGGCGTTCCACGGCTGGATGTCGATGTCGGAGCCGTAGTCGATGTAGCCCGGATACCCCTGCTTGTCGGTGGTCGTAATCCGCAGCATGTGCGTGCCGCTGACCGGCGTCACGACGCTGGCCGCCTGGAACGACGCGGCCTTGACCGCCCATCGATCGCTGGAGGGCTGCGTGGCGGTCGCCGCTTCGCTCGCCGTCACGACCTTGTATTCATCGAAGAAGAACGCGGGGTCGCTGTCGAGGCCAAAGTTGGTCCCGGTAAACCCGGTTCCCATCGTGATCGGGACCGTGCTCGCCAGTCCGATCGCCACGATGACATCTGAGGCCGATCCGATCGTGACCAGCCCCGAGGAGAGCGCCGTGCCCGTGGCCGACTCCGCGGCGGCGGTTCCGCCGAGCGGGTCACTGCTCGTCAGGATCCCGCTGAACTCCTGCACGACGAGGCCGCGATAGTCGGACGACCCAGACAGCGTGACCGTGACCACGTTTGTCGCGTGCCCGGTGATGTTGTAGGCGTAATAGATACGGAAGCGGTTATCAGCCGCGTCGGCGTATTCGCTCCCAGCCTGCGTCCACGTATTGCCGGCGGTGTCGGCAACGCCAGACACGAGCGACGAGAGGGCGTAGTAATACACCAGCGCGACGAGGAGATTCCCAGTGGTGTGCGCCTGCGCGGGACTTACAATGCTGGCGACCGCTGTCGTCCCGCCGCCCTGCACCCTTGACACAAACTGGATGCCTGTGGTCGCAGTCACGATGTCCACGACGCCATACGAGGCATTCGCCACACCCACGAAGGCCCAGTTCGGCGCGGTGCCGCCACCGCTCAACCCGTCGAGGCCGTTTTCAAAGCCATCGAACAGCAGCGAGATCGATCCATCCACCGGGATCGCGGCTGTCTTCCGTCCCAACCGGCGATTGAGTTTGCTTGCCACTATTCGGCCGCCGAGTAGCCCTGGAGATTCACCAGCACGCCGGCCGTGGCCGTCGCCGTGACTTCCGCAATCTCCACCAATGTCGCTGCCGTGCCGCGCAGGGGCGGATCGAAGCGGTAGGTGCCGCCGCCGCCCGTGAATTGCGCCCACGAACGGTGCAGCACCGTGCCGGAGGCACCATCGCGGATCAGGACTTCCGTGCCAATGGTCTGGTGCGAGTTGATGATCTGCGCCGAGGTGATGTAGTGCCGCACCCCCGCCGCGCCGGCCGTTTTTGCCGTGACGCCCGAGGTCGTGACCAGCCCGCCCGCCGCCGCCGCGTAGTTCCACGTCTGCGCGGGAGTCGCGTACGGCATGACGATCTGTTTGCCCGTGAGCGTGGCGCAGCCGACCACCGCATCATCGGACGCGCTCACCGCGGCATCGGCCGCCGAGGTCGCCCGGAACACCGCCACCGGCCCAGCCGTGCTGCCAATCGTCAGCGCCCCGTCGTGCGTGTAGTCCGACGAGGGCGTAATGGTCGCGCCCGCCGCGTCCACCATGTGCGCGTGCAGCCCCCGCGCCGTGGTCATCTGGAACGCACCGCCCTTGCCCGTCGTGAGCGTGTCCGGGGACGAGTTGTAGACGCCGCCAATGGGCGTGAACGAGGTGGAGGCCAGCGTGAACGAGGCTTCATCCGCGAGGGCCGTGCCGCCCGAGCCCGCGCCGGCCGTGATCGCCACCTTCAGCGAGCCCGTCGAGTTGACCTGGAGGTTCGCGTAATCGTTGTCGGTGCCGACCAGTGAGGTGTCCGCATCCCGGCGCACCGCGAGCACCGCGATCCCCTTGTCGGCCGCCTGTGCCGCCACGTCCTCCGCAAATACGGCGTCATCGAGCAGTTGCAACGATGTGATCATCGTGTCCTGCTTCGCCGACGTGGACGCGCCGGTCGGGAGGGCGCAACTCGTCACGTCCACGTCCCCGATGTCTACGCCCGAGTTCGCCGCGAGCTTGCCGATGGCATTCGTGCCCGCAGGCAAGGCATTGGCGATCGCCGTGACGGACGCGACGGTGGCAACGTTCGTGACCGCCGTGACCGTGCTGACCGTCGTGATCGTGCCGGAGGTCACGGTGACGTCGTTGTCGCCGCCGAGATCCACCTTGAGTCCTGCGGTGACATCGACGGGGGCCACGCCCGCGTTGGTCGCGGGATCGCCAATAACGACCACCTGCCGATGGTTGCCGTTGGTCGCTTCGGTGCGCGTGTCGATGTTGGTGCCGGTGCCGGCCGTGATCGCTACAGCTGTGTCAGCCACTACTTAACCTCGTGTGTAAAAATCAGCCGGGAACCAGCTGCCGAGCCGCGAGCGTCCGACCAAGGCCCCGCGTCCAAGCACGGGGATCTCGTCGCTCAACGTCTGCGTCTGGTATTTCAGGTGCTTCAAAAACTTCGTGTAGCGGGCCATCGCCTGGAGTGACCCGTTGGTGTCGCCGGTCTTTTCCTTCTCGCGGGCCACGGCATACGCGACCAGCGCGGGATGGATGTCGGTCGGCAGTGGCGGCTCGTCGGTGTCGTTCACGAGGTCGAGCACATCGCGGCGATAGTCAACGTAGTACGTGACCGCGGCTGCGGGAGTCGGCCAGAGATAGAATCCGTAGTACCGCGGACGCTTCTGTCCGACACGGATACTCGCGAGCGTGGATCCAAGTCCAGAATCTTCAGTCAGCGTGATATTGCCTGCGGCCGACGCGGACAAATAAAAGTCCGTGACCTCAACGTAATTCACGTTTCCGCTGCCAACCGCCGTGACGCCGGTCATCGTGATGCCGTCGGTGCTAAAGACGCCATCCGATCGGGTCCCCTCTATGTAGGCCGTGCCGACATCGCTCGCGCTATCGCTTTTCACGAATAACTGTGAAGCGTCCGAGGGCTGCGTGGCGACGGCCACGCGCCCAATCGGCACAAGATGTGTCGGCGTGCCAGTGGTGCTGGACGCGTCTGGGTCAAGATGGCGATAC